AACGTTGCTATATCTTCGACCCCACGAAGATTCAACTTCGCCCCATGAGTCAAGAAGACGGCAAGGTCTTGACCCCGGAACGGCCGTATCAATACATGGTGTTTCTGCACACCAAAACGTGGACTGGCGCACTCACGTGCAAGCAGCTCAATGCGCATGGCGTGTATGAAGTCGCTTAATAACAAGGAATAACGATTATGAAACTGAATAAACTTATTTCTCTCGGCTTGGGCCTGTGCCTTAGTGGCACGGCTATGGCTGCAACTCCGGTGCATTTTACTGACCGACTGTTGACTGGCACTTACTTGTGCTTGAGCAACTCGGTTACGTTCTTGTCCGGCAGCACGAATCAGGTGTATTATTCTTACTCCGCTGGAACGAACGTTCTCGCTGGGGCTACGAATGGTGCGAATATGACTATCGCGTCGCCGCTTGGCTTCGGGGACATCGTGCCTGACGTGAACGCAGACGTTAACCCGAACTTGGCGTTGCAGGTTATCGTCGGATATACAAACAAACTCTTCCTTGCTGGCGTGCAATCGCCGGTGATGTTGAACACTGTTTGGACTAATCCGGTGCCGTTTATGATTCCCGGCACGGGTCAAACGAACACACTAACGGTGACTTTAACTCCTGTGTCGAGCGGGGATTTCCTCGTAGCAGACACCGCAGAGGGGCTGAAGTCATTCACAGTGGTTATGGGTCAGACCAATGGTGTGGCTTCGGTTGTTACCACGAACCTCCCAGTGGGCTTCTTGCAAGGCTGCGCGAAGTTCAGTGTTAGCCTCGCATGTGGCACCGGCACGACCAATGCCGCTGGTGCGGGTATCGTGGTGGATGCGGTGAATCTGGTTGGCTGGAAACCGTAAGTAGAAATTAACCCTGGGAGTTTGGTTCTATAAAAGAACCAAACTCCCTTTTTAAGAGAAAGCTAAAATAAAATGCAAACAGGACACGCATGGGTGGAGATCAATGACCTGCACGATAATGTGCAGCTTAAACACATCACCCCCGCAGAAGCACTCGTCATCCGCAAACAGTTCGGTATTAAGGTTCCCGGTCAGGCGAAACCCTCGTCCCCGATTACGCATCTTGACATTCACGTCAAGGGCACTGATCGTTCAAAGGACGCGGAGTTCACTCGCTTGGTTAAGAAATACGGCGACAAGCTCATCACCACGGTGTTCCCCGGAGAGAATCCCAACATCCCTGACACGTTCAAGGAAGCCGGTATTGAAGCTACCGAAGAAGGGGCACCAAAAGCCGGCAAACCAACCGAGGTGATTGAACTGGCAAAGCTGCCCAAGGAAGAGACGCAGGACGAAGAGAGCGTCGTCGAGAAGGCTGCGCGCGAACAACAGACCGCTACGCTCAAAGCACAGGCGGAACAGATTGCGCAACTCACGGAACTGGTTAAGAAACTGACTGCGCCCAAGGCGTAGTCGCCCACATAATACCCCACGTTATCTATGGCACGGCTCACTGCACTATCCACGCTCTATACGATGCTCATGGCACGTATTGGAGCCGACACGAGTTTCACCGGAACGAAGTCACGCTACTACCAGTTGCTTTCTGATAAACAGAAGTGGCTCGCGAATGAGTATGACTTTCCGTTTCTTGAAGATCGTTTCGACGTGGCCTGTGCTGGCGGCTCACGTTACGTGAGTTTTCCTACCATAGATAACGCTGGGGTTACAGTGGCTATGAATTTAGAACGACCGTATAAGGTCGAAGTGTTTTGGAATAATGTTTGGTCAGAGTTAGAGTATGGCATAGGCAGTGAGGAATTTAACTACTTGAACAGCGACCAAGCGGGGAACGCACAAGACCCGATACAGCGCTGGCGCTGGTCTAGCGAGGGTAAGTTCGAGGTCTGGCCGGTTAATAACACAGCACAGGCGGTGCGGTTCACTGGCCAGCGGGCGCTTGACACATTGGTGGCAGACTCGGACACATGTGACCTCGATGATTTAACCATCGTGCTGTTCGTGGCGGCGGACATTTTAATTAAAGGTAAGCAAGCAGACGGGCCGGGAACACTCGCAGCGGCACAGGAACGTCTTGCACGTCAGCGCGGGGCGTATCCCGGACGCCCGAAAGGGTTGGTGTTCGGCGGTTGCGAAGACACAAACAGAGAACGTCGGGTCAAACTAATCCCGATTGCGGTTGCTGGAAATTAACCTTGGAGATTAAAAATTATGATGACTAAAACTATTACCGGACTGGGGGTGGCATCACTGGGGCTGGCCACGAATTACGAGCAGCTTAACGTTATGTGCGTTGAGGGCTTTTGCAAAGGCACTGCGGATACGCAGTATTTTATTCAACTACATCGGGCGTCGACACCGACATCGACTGTGGCTGTGCCTGTGCGCAGTTGGCAAGTTATAGGTCAGAACGGATTTACATTTGATCAGCGGCCGAATGGATTACAAGCGGGGAATTTAGCAAACACCGTGGATACGGGAATGTTGTATTTATTCCTTTCGTCAACGGACGCGGTTTATACTGCAGTTGCGGACGGCGCGGTGTTGGACGTTAATGTTGATATTGAGGAGTATAATCTTGAATCTGGCAGGTATTCGAACACTGCGACGGGGGCTACCATCGCTGGCGTGAAGTTGATATTTGCTGACCCGAACACTAATTTGAAACTTTCAAAACTGACTGTAACTGAAACGGCTGGTGCTGCTAGTTATGTTCAGCTTTTTAGCAAAGCGCCTGCGTTGAATGCCGTGCCGATTATGCAGTGGCCGCTGGCAGTGAACGCTACTCAAGTTTGGAACTTCGGCGTTAGTGCAGGGGTGAATTTTACTACATCAGGCGCTGACGGCATAGTGCACTCTGGGATGTATGTTGGTGTGAGTCTTACGTCAGGTGCATTTGATACGGCCGGCGCGGCTACTGTTACTGGCGTGTATCGTAGTGTGTAAGCGGTTAGTAAAAAGTAAAAAGTAAATAAATAAATAAAAAGACTATGCAAAAGTATTTTTTGAAAGCAGTCGTGTTCTTTTTTGGAACCGGACTTCTACTGTGTGAAGCCGCACCACAGTATGGGCCGTATCCGCAACCGATTGCGGCGCAGGTTATCGCAGCGGTGAACGGCGGCCAGACGGCGGCGGTGACGAATAAGATGTTCCTGAACGTGCGCGACTTTGGAGCCTACGTTGACGGCGTGTCAGTCCGTCAGACCAACGGACTGCTGATTACGCCGGGAAGTTCTACCGTCGTTGCTTCAAACTGGGTTTTCTCGGCGGCGGATGTGGGGAAGAATGTCGAGATTGTCAATTACATGACTAGCACTAATGCCGTGCCGGGTTTGGGGATGTTGAGCAATATCAGCACCACCATCACGGCGGTCAACAGCGCGACCAACATAACACTTGGCATATCTGTCCCATTCATCACGGCGCAGTATCACATGGATTATGGACATAACGATACTCCGGTGGTTCAGAAGATGGTTGACTTCATTACCACTAACGGTGGGACAGGGGTAATCTTTGTTCCCAACGGCTACGGCAGATTCTTGTTTTTGGACGACCCATGGCATACCAACGCCAGCGCCAATCCCGGCCCGAACGCTGTATTTTACAGCCAGATTGTTTTGCCCTACTGGAAGGCATTCGGCGACAATTTGGTGAACATTGAGTTCCTAGGTGAATCACCTGACCTGCCTCGCGATACAGCTATGGGCAGCCGGATGGTATGTAGCCGTCAACCGCTCACGTCCGCTCTGACATGGAATGGTGGTTCAGGTAGCCGCCCAACCCTCTATGATATTAACGGAAGAATCATTAACTATGCTACACCAATCACTGTAATTGGAGCATGTGCGACATATACCGTCAGTGGGTTCAATAATGGTGGCATGTCAACCACTTCGATTGGGCTTAGCCACATCACTTTGGACACCTATTATTGCGCACCGTATAGTCCACTGAATATGTCCTACATGTGGGAATATTCACTAAATAATGTGTCTATTGGCAATAACTACCCGAACAAGTATGAAAACAACTTGGCTGGGGGTAGTGTTGGTTCAGGAACTCCTGTATCCATAAGCGGAAATTATATGTCGGCAGGAACCATTTTCCCAGCCAATGATAACTCCATCGAACAATGCTACAATATGCTTCAAGTGGATGGCTATGATATCGCTGAGGTGTCTTACGAGTGTGTGCGTGGCGATAATCTGTTTGGTCGCGGGTGTTTTATCGGAATTTTGCAGATGTCCGCCATGCATCCATCGACATATGGCCGAATTTTCCCATGGAACCCCTATTATGGAATCGTCTTCGGATACAATCAGTTCCAGCCCGGCGCTGATTTTGGACACGCTGTCGTTCATGTCGGTTGTTTGGACATGGAAAATATCTACGCAATGCCAGTGTATAATCCGCTGGGGGTCGGGGTTGGAACAGTGAACTTTTTCCTTACAGGCCTGGACCCGATTAACAACTCGATTAACGCCAACCCCATGCTTGAACTCTACGATTTGAATAGTGGTATCCACTCTGGCATCAATATTGGTTCCAACGCTACGAATAGTTTTAGGCTTGCTGGCAACGATGCCAATAATGGGTTTAAGCTTACCTTGCCGAATGGTTCGTCAGTCGTCGCATCAAGCTCTGGCACTAATGCACTGACGCTTGCTGGCAATACATTCAGCACCCTCGCCTATTCTACTAACACAACTGGCCTGACCAACTCGTTTCTTTTCAACGAATCCGGTAACCTTTATTCAAACGCTTTTGGTAATTTAGTTTTATCAAAATATGGCGGAGTAACTACCAACGCTGACAGCGTAGTGCCCGGAACATGGTCGCTCGACTTTAAGCCTACAAGTGGCAACTTTTATGTGGCAAATTCATCTGGGACACCTTTTGCCTTTGGGACTAATGACGTCACCTTTTCGTTATTTATTAAACCAAGGTATTCGACAATGAGCAAGTATGGATACACCTACATTTTCGACACTCTAAATGTTGGGGGAACTGAAAGTTCGGCAACTTCCATGCAATTAACTATCGTATCCCAAGCAAGTGGGTCTTTTGCTAACAGCCTACAACTTCGATTTGGGAACAATGTTGTCATAGCCACAACCAACACAGTCAATTTCAACCAGTGGAATCATATTATCGTAGAACGGCTGCTTGGTGTCTGGTCAATTTGGATTAACGGCGCACAGGATGTGCAATACAGCAACCCGACATATTCGGACGCTGGTGCGGGTTTGGTGTTCGGGAATCAGTCCAGTGCGACGTGGTATGGAGCAACTGAGTTCACCGGTCTGATCGACAAGCCCCAAGTCTGGAATCGTGGCTTATCTGCGGCTGAAATAGCAGTGTTGCAACTTGGTGGTGTTCCGTTAACATTCGCAGGAAACTTTCGCGCTTACGCCACCAACAGCCCAGTCCCTATTTACGCATGGGTGACCAATAATGTTGTGACGTGGACAACTTCTAAAACGCCATGATTGAAAACTTCAAAGGCTACTTGACCACCGTGACGGCTGTTATCGCTGCTGGTGCTGTCTCGGCATCGGCTGGCACCGGCCACCGCATCCCGGCGGGCAGTGGAACGGTGGGGCCGAAGGTGGTTGCTGTCGTGCCGGTGATTACGCTTGCGTGGACGCCAAACTCGCTGGCGACGCGGACGGTGATTGTATCAGCCACCGACCTGTTGACGCCGCCGCCGTGGCCGATTCGGGCAAGTGTTATCAACAGCGTGACCAACGCAATCAGCTTTCCGAAAACCAACGCCTGTGAGTTTTTCCGGGCGTATAGCGAATGAAAACAGATTGGGAAACAATCAACCCTAACCCTATGTCGAATGAAGCAACTAGATTAGCTGTTATGGAAAACGAAGTAGAGACCATCAAAGACAATCAACGGATTATGTTTAAGAAGCTTGAATCAATACAACGCTTTCAGTGGATGAGCATGGGAGGCTTAGCTATACTAGAACTCCTACTGCGCCACGGAACAACACAATGAAAGGATAAACAATGAACAAAGACCAAGCAACCGCACTCGCAACTGGAGTGCTAAAGGTAATCGGTGTGGTATTAACCATGCGCGGGGCTACTGCTGCTGCGGCTATCGTGGACACATCGTCGGTAATTGAGGTAGTGAGTGGCTTGATTGTCACCATTGCGTCTTTTATCGCGTCACATAAAATCAACGAAACCACTACGAAATAATGAGAAAATTACTGTTCCTATCAGGTGCACTGGTAATTAGCACGTTGTGCTATACTGGATGCCAAACTAAACCCGCCGTGGTTATCACGCAGTCTGAAGGAGTTATTATTAACTCCGTGGACGTTGGGATGAACACTTGGGCGCTGTATGTTAAAGCACACGTTAGTGACGGTGCTGTGACACAGCAGCAGCTTGATACTGTTAAGTCTGCTTACACTACGTATTACAATGCACAGCTCATTGCGAAAGCTGCGCTGGAAACCTACATCGTTAATGGCAGCACCAATACCGTGGATATTACCACGGCCAATACTGCTGTAAGCGGCGCTGAAACTGCCCTGCTCTCAATCCTTAACCAATACATTAAATAATATGCCTGTGTCACTTATCGTCCTTCTTGTGCAAGCTGGTCTGCAATATGGACCAGACTTTGTCTCGTCCATCGTAGCTATCTTGAACAACCCCAATGCCACGGTTAATGATGTCGAAGCCGCGTTCAAGAACCTCAAACCATATTCGGCGTATGGGATTCCTGAACAGCTCGTTGTTGCTGCGGTGCCTGCCGCAGTGAAACCTATTGTGCAATAATCCTAAATGAGTCTGGTTCTTTTATAGAACCAGACTCTCTTTTCTAGCCGCCTCTACTATGTATACCGCGATTACTAACTTCCGCTATGGACTTGACTCGCGCCGTAGTGAACTCTCGTCAATGCCTGGTAGTTTACTCGAAGCCCTTGATGGACACATCACACAGGGTGGGGAGTTCGAGAAGCGTAAGGCGTTTGTAAAGACGGCACTTCCCGCAGGAGTAATCGGCTTTCAGCCCACGTCACAAGGGATTTATGTTTTCGGCACCGCTGCTACCGTAGCGACCACTGCACCGATTATTTACCAACAGATTTTACACCCCAAGACCCTAGCTGGCCTTGGCGCAGTTGCGCTAACCAGTATCGTATCGTCCACGCAGATTAACGACGCGCCGTTTGTATGCGCGCTGTGGGCCGATGACAGCACGTTTTGCTACTACAATGGCGTGCTAGTTTCAGATTTCACTAACGGTCTGGTGGCGAGTTATTTAACCACCAACGCACAGGTCTGTGCAAATATGACCACAGCGATTAACGCCGCCGCACAATACACTGCTGTGCAAGACACGGGCACGCTTGCACACGAGACTGACGCATTTAGTCTGCCGGGGAATAGTTACACTGCTTCGATCGCGGTTGCAAGCACTGCGAATATCACAGTGTCGTCTACGAGTAGTGCGGATTTTACCGGAGCGAATGTCTACGCCACAGGCACAGGACAAAAGAACGCAGTTGACGGCTCGGTGCTTACTATCGGTAGCCGAGTGTATCAGTTTAAGCGTGTCATGGCACAGGCGTATGATGTGCAAATCGGGGGGAACATCACAGCTACGGTGCAGAATCTTTACCTAGCGATCAACGGCACTGGCACTGCGGGCACTACTGCGGGAGGCGCGAATTACTATACCGGCACGGTTGCGAATGTCGTGGTATATGCCACAGGGTTGAACCTTACCACGATACCGACGTTTCAGTTATCTGCGTTGGCTGCGAACATCACGGGTGTGGTGGAGAATGTTTTAACCGGGGTTGGGTTTGTGAACGAAGCTCCGACCGTGCCGAAGGCGATTGCAGTTAAAGCGCAGGGACAGTTTTCGATTCAGGCAGTGCGGCCGAGTGCGTATGCAACTGGCAAAGTGACTAGTGATGGGACTAACCCTGCGCTCAGCTCTACAGTTACAATAGGCGCCTTTACTTATGTGTTTAAGAACTACCCAGGAACACCCCGCCCATATGAAGTGTTTTTGCAAGGTAATACAGACATGACGTTACTTGCCTTGGCTGCTATTATTAATGGAAAACAGTATTATACTTACTTGGGTAACGTTTTCACCGCAGGGAATATAGGCGTGCCGAATCCAGTGGCCACAGCAGGTGATTTATCCGGCACAGGGGCGGGGGCGTATATTACAGTCACGGCAATCACCGTCGGCACAGCAGGTAACTCGATTGCACTCGCACGCACGACATCTCCCGCGTCGCATATGACCGTATCCGCTGCGACATTACTCGGTGGTAATAGCTCTGGTATCGCGTCAATCACCATTGGAAATGTATTCGGTTCCGTCGCTTCCACAGGCACGATAGCGATTAGTAATACAAATGTATCCAACGGGGACACTGTAACCATTGGCTCAGTTACATATACATTCACAAACGCGGCACCACCAATCGGCACCACCTGGGCCGTGGCCATTGGCGCGAACGCCCTTACGTCACTGTCGAACCTACTCGCGGCGATTAACATGACCGGTGTACAGACACAAACTTACGACATACCCAACATTCACCCACAGGTGCTCGCTGTGGCTGCGCTTAATGGGAATCTTTTACAAGTGAACTCTCGCTTGGGTGGTTCAGTGCAGAATAACATTGTGCTGTCTACAACATCTGCAGTGCTAACTGTAAGCGGCGCTACCATGGCCGGTGGCTCCGACGGAGTTTCTCTGCTGTCAGACACGGCGGCTTCACTTCCGTATCAGACACTATCGGCGTTTACGACCACCGTTACAGCAGCCATCAATGCTTATTCTAGCACCAGTGGCTATTACGCACTACAAACCGGGAATACGATTTTTCTTTACACCAACGCGGGAAACTCGTTATCCAACGACGCAATCATATCCGTGGTCGCGTCCGGCCAAGTCTGCATCGGATTTTGCGGAATGGAGTTTAATGCAGACTCCCCCGGTGGCACTGGTACTAGCGCACAGAGCATTGCATGGGCCACAGACGTGGGCGACGTCCCACTCACAACTATGCGGGGGTATGTTCTAAATGTTCAAGTCGACGGCTTTCGTGTGACCGCATATAAGCATCGTTTGAAGGGCGATGGAGCAGGCTCGAATGTGGGCACTGTCGCTAACACAGTAGACCTCACGATGACCGACCTTTGCGCAGATATCGCACTGGACATTAATGCGTCGTCTGCTGGGGTTTATACCGCAGTCGGCGTTGGTGGTGCACTTTATATCTCACGCGTAACGACAACGAGCCTTGACGCTCCACTGCATGTTACTGTGGTTTTAGCCCAAGTGCAAGGTGTGACGGACACTAATCTGGCTAATTATATGACCCTTTCACCGCTGGGTCAGTCCGGGATTTACGCAATCGTCTCTCCGACATCCGCACAGTTCGCGTCATATTACCTAGGCCAGCGGCCTGTTGCAGGTAAATCTCAAGCCGCGCCGACGAACGCTAAGACCGGGCCGAGTCAGGCTATCGGCTTCGGCGTGCCCGCTGCACTGTTTCCAAGTCTGTTTGGCGACGCCAATCCACAGGAGATTGTTGAACCATACTGCCCGACTGTATTTATATGTCGTGCCTTCGGAGGCTATCCTCCGTATAAATTCCAATGGCAATGGGTGGGTGGCACGTCTGGGTTTCGTGTATCGGATGAAACCGCGCCGAGTGTCACGTTCTCTCGACAGCCGACTACGAAAGCTCCGGCTCTTGCCACATGGTCGTGCCTTGTGACCGACTCACTGGGGAATGATGTGTCAAGTAACACATTGCAGATTTATCAACCGGGTTGAGCTTGTGCTGTAAAATATAACTTTATGAATATCAAACTGAATAAGACCAAGCTCTCGCTCACGACCACAGCGCAGGCTATGACCGGGGGTAAAGACGCGGTGCAAGGTGTTGGCGAAGACGTGCTGTTTACGTTCGGTGCAGCGTATAATACACTGAGTTATAACCCTGGAGATTTACTCACTTTTGTGTTCACTGACGCTGCGACTGGGTATCAAACGCAAATCGGTGCGGGGTATGTCACAGGGCTGGCGATGAACTATTGCACGACACTGAGTAATAAAGTTTACGCGCTTAATAATGGTTCGGTTTACTGTTGCGCTGTGGGCCAACCTACTATTTGGAACGACCCAAACGCACTAGGCAACGGGTATGTTACGCTGTCGAACTGGTATGCTGCGACGGAGAACCTCGTGGCAATGGCACCGTTTCAAGGGAAGTTGGCGTTCTTCTCAAGAAGTTGCACGCAGGTCTGGAACATTAATGATGACGTTGCGCAGTGGAGTTTGTCACAGGTGCTGCAAAACGTTGGCACAATCGCAGCGCAAAGTGTGCAAGGCATTGGAGAGCTGGATGTGCTGTTTTTACAAGATTCCGGCATACGCAGTTTACGTGTGCGCTATGCGGATTTGAACGCCACGAGTAATGACGTTGGCAGCGCTATTGATGCGTTGGTTCAAGCGCAGCTATTGACATTAACAGACGCGCAGCGTGCGACATCGTGTAGCATCGTGGAGCCTAGCCAGAATCGTTACTGGTGCTTTATACCTAACGCCGTGGGCACCGGTGGATATATTTGGGTGCTGAGTTACTTTCCTAGCAATAAGATAATCGCGTGGTCGCGGTATACTACTGTGGATAGCGCTGGTGCTGCGTTTGTGCCGAGCAAGTTTGTTATCTACGCGGGGCAGGTTTACGCTTATGACGCAGTGCATAATACGTATTTGCTTTTCGGCGGTGCTAATGGTAATACGTATGACGCTACAGTGGCAACAATGCAGCTTCCATTTTATGACGAGAAAAAACCGGGGCACAAGAAGCACGCGAAGTTTCTTAATGTCGACGTAGCAAAGGTCACTAACGGCGCATGGACGGTTAAAGGCTCACCGGACTGGCTAGGGAATAGCTTCAAGACGGTTGGCTCTGCGGGGCAAGCCACGTTTGATAACGGCATTGTCGGGTATGAAGACGTGGGCACGCATTTTTCATTCGAGTTCCAAAGCACAGGAAGCACCGCTGCTACAGTGTCAAGCGTCGTGTTTCATTACGAAATGGCGGAAGAACAATAACCTAGTATAAGGAAAATTAAAATATGAGTAGCCAAGGCGGACAAGACCAAGCCCTGTTGCAACAGCGCCAGCAGCAGGATATTAGTAAAGCCACGGGAAAGATTAACGCTGCGTTCAGTGTGTTCGACCCGAAGTTCTACGCGCAAGCGAATAAGACGTTTTTGAATCAACTTATGCCGGCGGTGCAGCAGAACGCACAGCAAGAAGAAAGGTCGCTTGGGTTTAATCTCGCTGGACGTGGGCTGACGCAAAGTAGCGCCGCGCAACAGCTGGGCCAGAGTCTTGCGAAAGAGACGAATAACGCGCAGATGGACACGGTGAATAAAGCGCAAAGCATGACCAATCAGTTGAAGACAGGTATGGCACAGAAGCAAGCGGGGCTGATTGGTGAGGCGGGCACGGCAGCAAGTCCTGCGGGAGTTGCCCAAAAGGCGTTGAACGATGCCAGCGGGTTTCAATCACCGGGTTGGTTCCAAGGCGTTGGCGAGGCTATTGGTGGGTGGGCAGATAGCTTTTTAACACAAAAGAACAAACAGAACTGGGCAAGTATGCCTGCGCCGAGTGCACCGAATAGCCTAGGGCTAGGGAGTAGTTTTATGTCGTATCAACCCGCGAGTAATCAAGGGTATGATTTGCCGACGAATATGCCATCGTTGTCGAGCATGAGCTAAGTTAATCTTTATTAAACACCTTTATGAGTGATACTAATACTAGTGGCGGTGCTGGATTCAACTGGGCAGGTGCACTTGGCGGCGGCATCGGTAGTATGATCGGACTACCGTTCGAGATGTATGCCGCCAATGCCGAGACGCAGAAGATGAACCAGATGTTGAATAACGAACTGGTTCGGCAGCTGGATTACGAGCAGCAAGGTCAGGGGATACTCGCGCAGCATATTAAGGACTCAGGGCTGAAGCAGAGTAACCAAGACATCGCCAAGGGGCGTGGCGACGCGCAGCACGCGTATCAGCAGTTGCCAAGCCTTGCGCCGTCACAGATAAGCGCGCTGCCTACACTTGGTGCGTCGTTTCATACCCCGCAGGTCGCATCGGCACAGGCATTGGCACAGGGGAATTCTGCAGCAGCACAGGGGTATACGGACTGGGGCGTGAAGCAAGCGCTGGAGACGCTAAAGGCGAAAACGAAACTAGCGCAGAACGCGCAGTTCGCACAAGGTAGCGAGAGCGTGCTGCCGGCGGAATTAAGTGACGCGCAGAATAGTAAGTCTGATATTGCGAGCATTGGTAAATTGCTCGGCGCTGTAGGTGGACTGGCGGGAGGTTTCCTTTAACATTTAACTACTGAATAATCTTATGTCATTCTTTTCATATTCCCCTTGGCAAGACGCGGCGAACTTCGGCCAAGGAGTTGGTCGAAGCTTGAGTCAAGCGCTGATACAACAGCCACAGGCACAAGCGGAGGTTGCGCTAATGCGTCAGCGTATGCAAGGTGAGCAGCAACAGCAGAGCAGAGAGGCGCAACAGTTTTCACTGACGATGGAGGAGTTAAAAGCTAGAACCGCGAATGAGAACGCACAGCCGGAGTTGCGCCAAGCACGTGCCGCAATGGAACAAATGCGAGTGCAGCAATTAGGGGAACATTATCAGAATCAAGACTCGGCAGTGGCAGATAAGGTCGCGTTGCTTGTTCAAGCGTTAGCGGATAAAGAGGCCAATGGTGGTAAGGGTGGGACGAAACCCACGACACCAGCACAAGGATTAACTAACACATCACTAGGCAATCGTGTGTTTGGGCAACTTGCTCAAAGCGAACCCGGCGTGAATAAAGCACACCCCGCAGAAGTGCCAGCTTATGTAGCTCACACATTTGGCGATACGTTAAAAGACCCGGCTAACGCAGGGGAAGACGCGTTCGACATGGGCAAAGCGTATATGCGTCCAAATATGGAGTATGCTGCACCAAGTCACGGACTGGGGATGCTGGGTGCTATGTTGGAGAAACTTGGACTTACTACGCCGAGCGAACCACAACTAGTGCAGAATGGAGTATCGTTCAGAGTTCCGCCAGAGGTGATTGATTCTTTTGCGGTGCGGCATACCGGGATGTTGCCTAGTGCGAGTTTGCCTAGTCCGAGTGGTGCACCTATGACGGCACCTAGCGGGATGGTTCGTGTGCAGAGCAAGGAAGGTAAAACTGGTATGATTCCTGCGAGCCAGTTACAAGACGCACTGAATGAAGGTTATCAACAGATTAAATAGAATAAAATAGTATGCCTATTGACTTTATTCCCGACGCGCCGAGCGCACCACAAGCGACGTCGAAGGTAAATTTCATACCCGATGAGATGCTGCCGCAGAATGGTTTGGTTCTAAAAAAGAACCAGACTCCTTTGCAGGTGGATACATTGGGTCAGCGGATGGCTGGTGCGGTGCCACAAGGTGTGGCTAGTTTAATTGAATCACAGAACCAACCGTTACTGCCGAAAGATTTTGATATCACACGTGTCTTCGCGCCTGATATTAGACAGACGCCGAGTTACATGAAGCAGCAGTTCACGCCTAGCCCGCATGGAGATATTGCGCCACAGCAAGATAAACTAGGGCGATTGCTTCAAACCGTAGCACCAAGCCTGTTCGCAGACTATGGCACGCAGGTTAACCCAGAACAAAAAGGCTTAGTGTTGCGTGGAGGTGACGCTGTTGCTTCGGCAATTAAAAACTTGAACACGCAGCTAGTGGGCATGAGTGCGCCAACTTCTCTTGCAGTATTGCCTGCGTTATTGGCGTCAGGTGGTGGCGCACCACAAGTGGCCGTGAAAGCTGTGGTTAGTGCACAGATGGCAACTGCTACGGCCCATGATTTGCGCACCGCGTTTGATACGACAAAGTCGTCAGAAGAAAGAAAAGATGCGTTACAGAACGCGATGTTTTTAGGTGGTGGTGTAGCTGGCATGCTGGGGCACGATACGACTGCCACACCGGCGTTAGATTTTGGCGTGCGTGGTGTTAAAAGCCTCGTCGGCCCAGAAGTCGGCCCAAGTGCAGGTGGCCCGATTAACCTCCGGCCTGTGCCACAGGGCATGATGCCCGACCAGCGTATGCAGTTGGGCGCGCAGTTACCAGAGCGTGCGCAGAGTCTTATTGACGCGAAGGTGGAAGCCGCGCAAAGGAAGCTGGTGCAGGCACAGAAATTGCCAAGCACGGCAGAACACGGGTTCGTGGCGGGTGGAAGAGGTGTCGCGGCACAAGGCGATGTGGCGAAGGTGCATGATTTGACACGGCCAGTGGCGTTCATCGAGGATACAAAGCCGCAGTATCTTGGCAAGGTTGATGTTGGGAGTAAGCCGCCGTTTATCGGGGGCGTAAAGGATGTAACCGGTGCCGAGGGCATCACTCCCGTTACACGGGAGATGCAAGAACTCGGCAGTGGTGTGCGGCCGAGGAAGGACGTCTTGGCGGACTTGGAACGGGTTGGGAAACTGATGCCACAAGAGAAGCAAGAACTTCAGTTGGAAAGAGAAGCTAGTGCACAAGATTTGCGCCCAGCGTTAATGGTTAACGGGCAACCGGTGCTTGGTGCACAAGGTATGACCCATGCAGATGTTTTACAAAAGTCAATGAAGGAACACGGGCCGAGCCTTGAGCTGTTACAGGCGTTTCAGGATGACGCGAGCCACGTGTTTGTTGGCAAAGGTGGACAGGTCTATGACAGGTTACAGGCAGGGAAGGAGATTGGGTATCCTGGTCCGTTGCATAGCGAGGCGTTGAGGGCAGTGCAGGGGAAACCGGGCGTGGGGAGTCCCATGATTAAGTTACATTCGGGGGTGGACTGGGATGAGATTAAGAAAACCATTGGACTGAAGGGGGACTTTATGTCACAAGGTGCGAAGATTGCTATGCTGGATAGTGGGTTTAAGAGCAGCGGCACGGAGGTTGACGCAGGGCAGTTGAAGAATCGCGTGATGAATAAACTGGGCGGCGAGAGTGCCGAGGGGCGGTTGTGGAAGGCGCTGGGGATAGATGAGAAGTTCAAAGCGGGAGAGAAGACCACGCCGGAACAGATGGCCAAGTGGATGACGGAGAATGGGCCGCAAGTGAAGGTGGAAAGTTATGGCATGGGAGGGAAGGAGAGTGAGGAGAAGCAGGAGTATGATAAGATGACGCATGATTGGCTAGAAAAACTACCACATGATGTGCAAAGAGGTATAGAAAATGCTGCACCTGCTGAAAGTCTAATTCCACATACTATGGGTGAAATAGATGGTGTGGGACTAGAACCATGGCAGATAAAAGACAATAATGAAACCATAGCCAACATAAATAAATACCGTGAGCTAAAACAAAAAATAGCTAACGAACCCCGCGACACCTCCCCTCGCGCTACCTCCCACTACTCCTCTGTCTCCGCTCTCCCCACTGACGAACCAATGCCTGAGTGGACAGCGACGAAGAGTAGTAAGAATGTGCAGAGAGTGGATGTGGTGATACCGCTACCTAAAGACGAACCTGCCGCACAACAGTATAGTCTAACTCGCAAAGTGCCAAGTAAGAATACTCTCTGGCAACCCGACAACCTTCACGAAAACCTCCCCAACACTCTCGGATGGGCGATGATACAATATAAGACTGGCCCTAAGGGTGAGAAGATAGCGGTGATAGCAGAAGCACAGAGTAGGTGGGGGCAAGCAATGCGCGAACGAAAACAAGAACTAGCTAATACACCAGCTAGTGAAAGTAACTCCCGTGCCCTACAACAAAGTGCAATGGGACAAGACCACCCTCTCCTCCGTGACTACAACCGTCTCATCCTCAAAGCCGCTATCGAACAAGCACACAAAGAAGGTGCTACGCATATCATGGTGAGTGATGCGGAGACTGCGATGATGACGGAGGGGCATGATAACTCTATAACACCAAGACGTGTGGCGGAATATGGCTACGAACAAAAAGCACAAGCTGACGCAAAAGCAAAAGAAAACTCAAACTATGAAGTAAGGGATGCTGATGTAAATGGTGAAGAAGGGTGGGCAGTGTATGATATGTCTACACGGCCTAGTCAAGAACCCGGCATGCGTCTCAACTACGACTCCATCCTCCCGAAGATAACAGAAGAACTCACAGGGAGTAAGGGTGAGAGGGTGAGTCTCGGGGAGCATAAGAATGCGTATACACCAGAGAAGGGAAACTCTGGATATGCTGTGTATCGTAATGGGCAACGTGTGGATAACATGACATGGCCTACACACGAGGATGCACTAGAGCACGCAAAACAAGGAGAAACAGTGCAGGAGATAAAAATACAACGCTCCAACCTCATCTTCCGCAACCCCGACGGCACTCCCAAGACCGACGTCTCCGGGCGTCTTTATCCGCTCGACGCAATCTCTGCACGTCTCGCGACCGGCGAGCCGATGACGCAGATGCAGAAATTATACTCCGGCGTACCCATCGAGGCTATGGACAAGGCGGCCGATGCCGTGCGCAAAGGTGCACTCCCCCTGCTCAACCAGACATACCAAGCGCCAGAGGAATCTGTTATCCATACGCGTCCTGATGGCACCACTACGAAAGTCAACGTCGATGTTAAAAAGCACCTTGACGCGCTTAAAAACGTCACGTCAACTCCGCTTGAACATCGCCCTGATTACTCATCACACATCGGCGAGAAGACTCCCGTGGCCGAGCAAGTCGCACTCAAGGCTAACGCACTGATGAACAGTGTCTCGGGCTTCACTCATGCAGTGAAACCTATTGACGCCATCTTCGATGAACTCGGTGCAGGCAAAGGCACATACGATGGGTATTTATTTAAGAACTTCCGTGGCCCCGTTGACGACAGGTTCAATACTAAAGTCCAGCTTGAACGTGTGTTCATACGTCCGACGCTGGATTTTGTAAAATCAAAAAAGCTCACCCCGCAGAACGCGGAGCGCATTAACGTCTTCGCCAACGTGCAGCAAGAAGGTGGTCGCGCACGTATGCTCGCGATGGGCGTGCCCGAAGCGGACATTAATAAGATTGTTAACGGCATCACCCCCGACGAACTACGCGCGTATCATATGATGCGCGGAAGTATGGAGGCTACGACGCCAGAATTAGTGCGCGTGATTAAAGCCATCACCGGCGAGGATATTAAACTCGTGGATAACTACTGGCCCATGCCGCGTGACTATGCCAAGCACGTGCCGATTGCCGATGAAGTTATCACAGGCACGATTGACCCGCATGGCACGTATGATTCGCAACGTAGCACGTATCATCCGCATGGCACGGCGGATGTGGTGCCCGGCAGTGCCATCACAAGGGTGCCCAACGCTAAGACTGCGATTAAACTTAATGCCTTCGAAACGTTTCAGGACCATATGGAAGAGCGTGCGCACCTATTAGCAATGGGTGAGACGCTAGTGAAGCTCGGCCAGATTGCACGTAGTGCGGAGTTCAAAGAAAAATTCGGCGACCATGGACAGCAGATTGTCCTTGACTGGCTTAATACAGTAGCCGCACAGGGTCGTGTTGGAAAGCAGGTCAAAGCGTTGAACATTATTAGAAATAACCTAGCGAAGTCCACGATTGGTATGCGCTTGAGTAGTCAGTTCGTGCACAGCGCGAACATCGCGTTAGCTGTGCATAGAACCGGTGGTATTGGTAACTGGTGGCAGGGCGTGTCAGATATGCACACGGAAAAAGGTCGAGCGTTTTTGGCGAAGAACTTCGCTGAGACTACTGTGCGTGGCAGTAGCGAACCTACTGTGGCGGAAGCTAGTCAAGGTGGGAAGTCCGGCTGGGTGTTTGCGATTGAACGTGAGATCGACAGGATGAACGCGCAAGTCACTGTGCTTGGCGCATATCGAAATGAACTAGCGAAGGCAGGCAAAGACCCGGAGAAGTATCTGGACTTGCCGTTGGATGTGCAAGCACGGAATAAAGCATTGGTGCTTACGCGGCGCGCGGTTGCTAGTCCCTTATATAAGGACACGCCACCGTTAATTGCACGTGGTGGTAGCGGCACGAAGATGTTCACACAGTATCAAAATGTGATGCTAGACATCTGGTCAAACATTAGCCATGACCTGTGGACTGCAGGAGTTGAAAAAGTGTTTCAAAACAAATGGGGGGATAAAAGTGCGCCTGCGATGCAGGCAGTGAAAATGAGCATCGCACTAGGTGCAATGTTACTCGCGGCGAGTGCGGTAAAATATCAGTTCAAACGTGGTGTGAAAGAGGGCACGAAACTACTAGGTGAGGCAGCGGGAATGAAACCTGTGGAAGAAGCGCCGGATTCCTACTGGAACGAAGTAGGCAAAGAAGCATTGCGGTTCCCACCGCTTGCGGGGCAGCTTGCGAGTGCTGCTGAGTATAAACAAACTGGAATACCGTTGCTTGACCAAAGTGCTACAATGCTACACGATGCTTACTCTGGTGTAACGGGTAAGAATATACCAGCGCAGAAGCGCCCAAGCGAATGGGTGCACGAGAAGGGGTTGACAAAGGGGTTGTTAGAGGTGCTTGGGTTCACGAGGTACGGTGCCGGTAGCGGCCAGTATGGAGATGTAATTATGGGATTGTTAAAGCAACACCATGCGAATGAAACTGGACGTGGGTTGGATACTGGTGCCGAGACGGGAAATGAAAACGCACCACCGAAAGTTGTGAAAGGGCAAAACAAAAAGTCTCATTACACGATACTAAAATGAGCCTACAACTAATCAAACAACTCGCAGTAAACCTAGCATTATTTAACCTATGCCCGAAGGATGGACAGAAGAAAGCCAAGACGCTAATGAAGAATACTACGACGACGGCGTCGAGGCAAGCGGCAGTAGCGGCAGTAGCGGCAGCGGAGACGGCGAGGAAGATTAGTCTCGCCAGAGAAAACGACATGGACTCGATTTAACTACTATGAACGAAAAAGTAAATCTCAAAGAGAAAACAGTCTGCATCGTGGACAACGGATTATTCGTCAGCTTTGCACGAGAACTAGCAAAAGGGTTCGGCCGGACGCTGTATCATAAACCGTTTCAATCCGCTTTTGTTCGCACCAATGACCTAGCCCCGGGCCGGGGGTTTCCAGAACTAGAATGGTGCGAACAACCCCTCGCGCTACTAGGCAAGACACCGGACGAAGACGAAATAGACCTTTGGGTCTTTCTTGACTTGTATCAAGGAGGGCTTCAAGAATTTCTGCGTTCATCGGGGCGGCGGGTATGGGGCAGTGGCATGGGCGAAGAGATGGAACTAAAGCGCTGGGAGTTCAAAGAACACCTTAAGAAGCTCGGTATGTCCGTGCAACCAATGGAACATATATTCGGCATGGACAAGCTCCGGGAGTATCTCAAGAAGCACGAGGATAAATATGTTAAGACTTCATTCACGCGGGGGGATTTCGAGACCTTTCATCACGAAACCTATGCGCTATCGGAGCCGCGTCTTGACGAGCTTGCGCACACGCTTGGTGCTAAAAAGAGTGACTACGAATTCATTGTGGAAACGCCCATAGCCGATGCAGTCGAAGTCGGATACGATGGGTTCACAGTGAATGGAAAATTCCCCACCCTCGCAATGATGGGTTATGAGATTAAGGACTGCGGCATGGTAGCTACCGTAAAGCCGTATGAACTCCTCGCTGACCCGGTTAAGCTGGTCAATGACCGGATGAGTAAGGACCTCGCGGGATATAACTATCGGGGTTTTTGGTGCACGGAAATCCGTTACACTAAAAAGAAAGAGAGTTTCTTTCTTGACCCGTGCTGTCGGTTGGGGACGCCGAGTAATGAACTCTTGCAGGTGTTGTTCGACGGTTGGGCGCAAGTGGTCTGGGCCGGGGCAGAAGGGGTCTGCACTACACCGAAGATGAAAGCCAGATTTGGCGCACTCGCCATGATAAACAGTGAATGGGCGGTTAATGACTGGCTCTGCGTGGATTTTCCGAAGGAACTTGACGAGTGGGTTAAGCTTAGGTTTCATGTTAAAAAGGATGGAAAAAATTACGTGGTGCCGAATACGATTGGGATACCGGACGTGGGGTGTGTTGTGGCTACTGGCGATACACTAGAAGCGGCGATTAAGTTGTGTAAAGAACGCGCAGAAAAGATTAAAGGGTTTCAGGTTAGTGTTAATTGCAGCGCGTTGGACAAAGGGCTGGAAGTAGTGAAACAGGGGGAGAAGTTTGGGGTTAAGTTTTAAGACTAGCTCGCCAGCTTCTGACTCATGAACTCCCGCATAGCCTTGGCTATTGCGGGTTGTTTCATGCCCTCGCCTGTGAGCAGCCATGTTTTAACCGGCCCCCCAGGTGGGTATGGAAAGGCTTGTTTCACAAGTTGATCAGAGTCACACAGGTGCTTGACGCTATGGTATAGTTCCTGCGGGGATAGGTCTTTGCCCGCATGACGTAGGAATTCCTTCTCGGCCATTATTCCACCGCGAGAGTTAATCACGTCAATGACCTTGACCCATTCGGCTTGTAGTTCATTGCGCCCACCGGATAGGTAGAGTTTCTTAAGGTTGGGTTCTACAAGTGCCAGCCAGACGAGTCCTTCTTCTATAAGTTCCTCGGTGATAAGATAGGTCGGGTTCTCTTCTGCGAGGTTGAGTAGCATACAGACTTTTAATAGCTGCTGGTCTTTAGTTGATTTGAACCCAGCGATAGATGAGTCATCTTCACGCTCGTTGAAGTTTTTAATATACCATGTGGTGAACGCCGCGAACCCTTTCGGGTGCCATGCGAAGTTCTTCGCCACGGTATGTAGCTTTTGCAAGTGCCGAACCATACGGGATTTGATTTCAACATGATCCGGCGGGAGGATGATCTGTGGCCGAGCCTCGTCAGGCTTGCCGTATTCGTAGCAGACGATGAAGCGGCGTGAGAAGCCACCGGTGACTACGCCTTCTTTCAAGCGACGAAGAAACCAGTCGGTGTTCTCGCACGCGAGGATTGAGACAAAGGGGGATTGTGAGTCCTCGACGCCGCGCTTGATTGTGGAGCACTTGAAAAGCTTGCCGACCTTGTCATAGACGTTGACAAGGAAGTTAATCATCATCGCGGGGTTGTAAGATGTGAAGTCCTTGAACTCCGAAATATAGAACGCCAGCGGGTGGTAGATTTGCGGGTCATTATTCTGGTCGACATAAGAGCGCTCGGTTATATCAAGCGAGAGAAGGCGCACAATGTCATCGCGAGAGGTGATGTCCGCTGCGATTGGATAGTCTGGAAATGCTTGGTCGATAAGGTTCTTCGCGGCGTCCATTGCGTAGGACTTACGGTTACCTTGCGGGCCGACCAAGATGATATACATGATTGGGTAGATGTAGTAGGAGCCGTTTAATAGGCGATAGCGTGGCCCGGCACAAGCGCCTAGCGCGGCCATTGCTGACCAGCGGAGATAGGATTTGTGACACTCGGTGCCGGAGTGATAGGTCATGAAGTCTTGGATGAAGTTAGACATACATCGGTGACTATGCGCCAATCTTTTGAGCGCGTAGAGATTTTGTTAAGTTGTGCGTTGGCTGCTTTTAGGTTTACGATAAGCCCACATATAGGACAGATATAAGCGTGATCGTTGAGTAGAAAGAGATGTATGTAACGTGGGTGGAAGGTCGTGCCCATGTTGTAGCATCGGCAAGTGGGTGGTCGTGCGGCGAACCACGCGGACTCTATTGGGGATAATGGCATAGGAGTTTGGTTCTTTTATAGAATAAGACAGATTAGATATTTCCGACTGAGAGGTCTGCCCATGACGGGCCATAGTTTCCTTCGAAAGGGATGCAAATAGGTATGCCGGCAATTACAAACGTGTTATCAAACCATGACCGAATCTTTTTAACTGCCCACTCGGTATCCTCGATACGGAACTGGCCGATGAGCGCATCGTGGACTTGGTGGAATGGCTCAGCACGTAATGCGCATCCTTGACGAAGCCCTTGACGTGCCCCCAGAATACGCGCTTGAGCTTCTGCTTGGTTGTTAATTCTATTTTCTGGATCACGCCAGAGCTTCCATGCTGCGAGGTTTGTTGCATATGTTGTGTTTGCTTGTGGTTCATGTGCTAGTGCTTGACCGAGAATATCGGTCTTGCGGGAAAAGAATCTGCGCTTGTGCCCTGATGGCACGGTTAAATAAGGGTTCTTGGCAAGGCGTATCTGCATTGCGTTGTGCCAGAGCTTGACGTTATAGCCTGCGTAAACGGCTTGACGAAACTGCTCAACCTCCGAGCGGGACATGACCATCTTGCCTTGAGACTCCTCCATGATTTCCTCTGCGAGTAAGTCCACGCCCATGAGATAACATATCCCCCAGATGCCGACCTTACAGGCGAAGTAATCCCAGTCAGATTTCTTTACTTCTTTTAATAGTTCTTTCACCTCATCACGAGGCTTACGAATAAGACTACCATTGCCATGGCGCAGCATGTAACAAATTCTGCTGGCTGGTTTAATACCAGTGCGTAAGTCATCAAGCATATTAGGGTCACCGAGAGAAGCGAGGTTAGCTCCAATAGTCCAGCCATCAGACCCTTTGAGGTCACATTGAAACATATGATACCCGGGGTCAGCGAGAAATAAATCACGCATACCGTGGCGCAGAGGGTGGTCAGTAGCGTAAGCTTCATAGTCATCGGGGATTGTTTGTAGGTTATAGCCAGAACCGGTAGGTGATGTGTAACATGTTATTCTCCCAGTGCTCGCGCCAACGATATTATATCCGCAACGGATTCGTCCATCATTGTCGGCGGAGATGTGAAGCATCTGGCTGCGAGTTCGAAGTTCTGATATTTGGATGGCGAGTTCAACTGCCGCATGAGGTCTTGCTTTCTGTATTTTGAGTAACGCTTTGCCGTCAGTGGTGAGAACTTTCTTGCCTTCTTCGTCTTCTTTGTATTGCGGGGGTAGTCCGAGTGTCTCATATAGGTAGGTTTTGAACTTGGGTGATTTAAGATTCATTGACCACTTACAGACCATCGAGATGAAGCCGAGGTCTTCGGGCGTGAGTGCGTCAGGCTTGGTGAGGATAGCGGTGACGAGTGGGTAGGATTTTTCATACGCCTTTTTCGGCTGCGATGTGTCCCGCTTGAAGCACATGGTTTCTTTCACCGCAGCGAGGACGGAGTCGCGTGGCTGTCCGGCGAAGGTAGTTAAACCTACGTTAGCTAGGGAGTCAAGCTGTGATTGCAGACGATATATCCAGGAGTTGACGTAAGTGAGACGCTCGGCTGCTTTGGTTGAGTCATAGGGGATGCCACGCAGTTCCATGTAGAGGAGCGCGTTTAGTAATTCGACGTTGAATTGATAATGGGTCAGGGACGCGGGCGGGAGTAACGGCGCAAGCGTGTTCGAGATCTCGTAGGTGACCGCAGAGTCTCGACAGCAATAACGCCAGAAAGTCTCACGGTCATCTGATTTCCGGTCACCTTTATAGTAAGGCTCGCGGGTGTAAAGGGAACAAAGAAAGCCGAGACCCTTGTCGAGTTCACAGTAAAGCTCCCAAGATTTGAGCATGGTGTCCTCGGTGTTGTTGCAGACACAAAGGGAATAAGAGTATTGCAAGACGAATCGGTCATAGAGTGCATTTTGTAAGATTTTAGGTATTGCGGGCGACGCCAAGACTTCGGCTAGGAGAGTCCAAATTCGTAACTCGTCATCGAATGAGTCCCAGTAATTATCACCGTTAGCAGTCGTAAACGGAATGATGAAGGACTCACTGGGGGAAGGTGCAATAGATATGCAAGACATTGAGTTGATACCACCTTCAATGTCAATGGAAATTGAAGTTGGGTTGTCCAAGATTCGCTGGAGACGTTGGCATATGGTAAAGGAGTCTTCATGGATGATTAAGTCACGTGCGGGTGGTGTAAAGGTAGGTGACGTGGATTCTGCTACGCATTTTTTAATATCAAACATCAAGAGCGGCAGCCATTCGTAGTTCTTGAAGCAGCGCTTGGGTTCATAACTGGCGATACATTTACGCCCGTAAAACGGGCCGGGCTTGGTTGAGATGAAGTAAGAGCCACGCCATGCGTCGAGTGGCGCGTTGTCCTTGGCGAGGTTTAATGTCGCGCGGCCGAGCAACAGGCAAATGTTAGGTTGGAAGGTTTGCAAGTCCCGCGTGAGTGCTGTGATGCCCTCGTCGACGTCGAGTGGGTCGGCTTCGGTAAAGTCTCCCTTGAATGGAAACCGTTGCGTGATGTTGGATAAGAAGCACGCGGCACGGAGGACACCTGCTTTGGCTAGGAGGTTGGTTAGTGTCTGCCCAGTGATGCCAGAGAACGGCTTGCCTGTGAGTTCGTCATCACGGGATGGATTCTCACCAATGACGGCGATACGCTGGAGCTGGGTTAGAGTGGGGAATTCGCCGGGGATTACATGGATTGATGTGGTCCGGAATGTAAAAGAGGAAACAGGTAACGTGAATGGGTCGATTGCGTCGGGGCGTGGCGCGCGTGGGGTGGATGATGACGATGATGATGCCGCACGTGGCGCACGCGGTGCAGCGGTAACTGGCTCTGGGAGTAAGTCCTCAAGGCCGGACATGGATTTCTTTTTTGCCATATAGTTTGGTTCTAATTTAGAACAAGACATCCTGGGCTATTTGAACTGATAGTTCGGGTTGATCGTGAGGTAATGCTGCTTGACGTTTTCGACAAGCGCGTTGAAATGTGCGTCGTTAAGTTCGCAACTAATGACGCGGCGCTTGCAGCGTAGGATTGATAAGACGCCAGAGCCACGACCGGAGAACGGCTCTAGGATGGTCTGGCCTTCGTAGGAAACGTGGTTGATGAGATACTGCCAGACATCGAACGGTTTCACAAAGGGGTGGCCGAGGGTGTCTTTGTAATCGTCGTGCGCGGCGAGGATATGACATTCGTCTGCGCGTGTGGCCATCGAAGCAGTGCCCTTGCGGCAGACCATAGCTATCTCTGTGGTCTTGGTGAAGTTCTTATCAATAGACTGGTTCATACAGCGGTGGGTTTTAACCCACGTGATAGGCCAGCGTTGAACACGGAAGCCCGCTGAAGTTGCGAGGTCATAGAGACGCTGCCATTGCATCATGTCCGCCCAGAGAATAAAGTATCCATTGGGCTTGAGCACGTTATATGCGGCGGGCATTAACTGTGTGAACAGTTCTTCATTGCCAGAGACAGTGTGTTCTGCTTCGACTGTGTCAATGTCTTTGAACGCGTGCCCATCGTTACCTTGATTGAGCATATCCATGTCGATACCATAAGGCGGGTCGGTAATGATATGGTCGACTGAACTGGGGTAGGCGAGCATGTAGTCGATGCATGAGCAGTGATGTAGTAACGAAGACAGCGCTATGGTCTCGGTTTTATACTCCGCGTAAACTGGGCCTAGTGTAATTTGTCCGGGGCCAGTGCCGGGACGCCAACCTAGGCCGGTTTGCTTGCAATGGCCGCAACCAGTAGCGAGTCCGTTGCACAATGGACAAGGCACAGCAAGGTCTGGTGGGGGGATAATCGGAGCGTAACCCGTGAGATAAGTGTTAGGTGGTTGCGAAACAGGGCCGGGGGCTACTGATGCAGTGTATGTTTCTGCGTCCACTGCGGGCAGCAGGTCATCTAACGTGGTCTCGGCTAGGGGTTTAACCACCGGTTGCTGCGTGATCTGCGTGGCAATCGCGGTGTCCTTGGCGAGCGACGCAGCGACAAGGTCTTCCTCGTCGCGTAAGCGAAGCTGCCATGCGCGGGACATATTCTCACAGGCCCAGTAGCGACGCGCAGTTGCATCAGGCAGAAGAAGTTCCGCACGCAGGCGCTTGGCAATTTCGTTATTATAGTGGACGTTCGACTGCCCACGGATGTTGAGCATTTCTGCGGTCTCACGCATGCCCCAACGCGAGCCTTCGATAGCCGAGCGGCGAGTCTTGAGTTCGTGGATTTGCAGAATGTTCAGCGCGCGCTCCTGCCACGACATCTCACGTCGACGCACGTTTTCTTCGAGTTCGAGTTCATGCAGCTCGTCGGTGCTTAAGGTCTCGCGAAATACCACATCAATATGAGTCCGACCAAGATGTTGGTGAGCAGCCAGTCTACGACCACCAGCAATAAGACGCTTGTCTTGGTTGACGACGATTGGCTGGATAAGTCCGAAACGCGTAATAGAATCAGCAAGTTCAGCAATATCACCGAGGTCGATACGCTGACGGTCAATAACAAGAATTTCATTTATAGGTAGTGTTGTGCGGTTCATGGGAGTTTAGTTATAGTTAAATGCAATAAGTTAATTTTTCAGACGCGCGTGTAATCGCGGTATACCTCCAGCGTTTCATGTCGGTCTTGAACATAATCTCGTCATAGACAAGAACATGTGGCCACTCGCTGCCCTGCGACTTATGACACGTGATAGCATACCCGTAGTCGAAGTATAACATATCCCGCGGCGGCTGTTCGAGCTTCTCCAGCGGGGTTAAGAAAGGCTTCTTCCACACGCGGATGCTATGGTATATCTTATCACCTTCGTCACGTAGCGTGCATAGCCAGTAATGCTCATGCTCGGTGAAGTCCTCAACATAGCATATCAGGCCGTTGAACATCGCATAGCGGCGGTTATTCCGCAAGCAGATTAACTTCTCACCGAGGTTGAGCGGCGCATCAACGCGGCCAAGCGCCGTTCTAATACGTCGATTAAGAATACTTCGTGTAGCGTTCTTCGCGCAGATGACTTGAGAGCATTGAGACAGCTCTTCGTCTGTAATGAATTTAGCTTTGACAAGACACGCGCCTGTGGGGTCAGTGATTTTGACCGGGAAGCCTTGCCGGACTTGGGTGGCGAGTGTAATGATGGGGGAGTTGAGTGCTTGACGGTGGATTTTAGTGAGGACATAATTTGGTGCGAGCATGAGGTTAGGGTTGTCGCCGACGGGTTCTAGCTGACCGGGGTCACCGATGAAGAGTAGGGGGATGTTAAAGGTTAATAGGTCGCGGTAGAGGTCGGACGAAAGCATGGACGCCTCGTCGATGACGATGAGATTAGGGTTGCCTTCGAGGCGGCGTTTGAGCACGAAGGACACGGAGCCGTCTTTGTTTTCTTCACAGTCGTATATCATTGAATGGATGGTTTGTGAAGAGTGGATGCCTTTCTTGCGTAGCACGTGGCAGGCTTTGCCGGTGAAGGCACAAACGTTAGCGCGGATGGATGTGATCTCGGTTAGAAGATAGTTGATGATGGTGGTTTTACCAGTGCCAGCGTAGCCACCGAGTTTGAACTCATGTCGCGGGACGTGGTTCATTGGCGTATGCCCGTTGAACCAAGCGAGGATGGAGTTAATGGCAGTTTGTTGTTCGTCGGTTAGGGTGATGGATGGAGGTGTTAGTGTTGGTGTTAGTGTTATAGTTTGCATATATTTTTATTGCTTTGAGTACTGAAAAGCGCTGAAAATTTTTGGCCGCTTTCGAGCGGGCGTAGTGCAATCGTGTCAGGATTGGATATGGCGCATTGCAAGGCGGAAAATGGACGCGCCTAAGGGGAGAATCAAAATGCCCTATAAATGAAATGATAGCAATTTATTTCCGCCACTTGTCTTTGCACAGATATTTCGCAACAACGTTAATAGCGAGCAAGGCAAGCATAAGTGCAGCGGGGAGAAACGCAAGCGCAGCGACTGCGTTAGTGGCGGTCATAAAGTAGTTTGGTTCTAAAATAGAACCAGACCCGGAGATTTACTGGATACTCCGGGTCTGGAGTGATGCCGTGTTAAGTGATGTTACCCTTCGAGGACAACACCCTTGATCTCGTTCCCTTCGGGATACTCGCTCGTCTCTTGCTTGTGTCCGACCTTCACCAGCGCGAGCTTACCCACGAGGATGCTGGGGTTATTAATCACGTCCAGCGGGGTGATGCTCGCAGACAGGCCCACGCCCTTGGCGAGACGCGCGATGTCCTGTGCGACGGCCTTGGCGGTCTTCTTCTCGGTGGCTTGCAAGCCCATGTATTGCGACAGCGTGAGCTGCTTGACAGCCATCATGTCACCTTTCGTGGACTTGATCTCCTTGGTGTTCTGCCACTTCAGGAGCAGGTTACGCCCGGTTTGGGCCTTGTTCGGAATGACGCTGGCCTCGGCGATGGACATCTCGTAGTTCGACGGTGGAGCAATCGGACGTGAGAGGTCGATGTCGCCGACGGGGGTTGCGAGGGGGTCGAGGGCGGAGTCGGCACCCGTGCCAGCAGCGGAGTCAACGTTGAGGAGGAACAGTGGGCGGTATGTTTTCATTGTATTTTAGTTTTTGGTTATGTTTATGTTTGTTTCTTGTTGTTTGTGCGTTCCCAAGGTTCCACTGGAAACCTCCACTGGTGGATTAGCCACCGTGCGGAGTTTACGTTTCCTAGCGGACTTGGAAATGGTGATGGTATAAGGTATGTTGTTAACCTCTACCGAGATTTTGGTTTGATGCGCACCCATGTCGTGCATATGTTGCGCGAGGGCGAGTGCCGCGCGGGCGTTGTGTGAGAGCGAGGTGATGGTGTCAAGGTCGCTCATACGGGCTTGTCCATATCCGGCCCCACCATACCAGCAGAGACCATGTCGTTAATTTGCTTTTCAAGTTCCTCGGCGTGCATAATGGAGACGAGCATCACGAGTTCGTCCTTGGATAGGGAGTTGAACTTGTGCATGAACGAGTCCATGAGCAGGCGCTGAGTTCCAGCGGGGATGTAGGATTCTTTGTTGGGGAGAGATTTAAGCAGTGGTCGAGCGACGTTGCGTAAGACAGAGTCCCAGATGCCCATTGCGGTGCGTGCGAGGATTTGTTCTGGCGTGAGAACGTGCGCGGGTGGGGCTGAAGTGAGGCCACGCTGTTTTAGGTAGTCTTGCAAGGCGCGACGGCGTTCATGCGGTGGTAGGCGGTTGAGTTCGGCGTCATTCATACAAGAAGTTCCTTTCCATAGATGCTAGTAAAATCCGCCCCGCAAACCTGCGGGAGATTATTAGGCCACCGCACGCCGATTGCTTTGACATTACCCTTCGGCTTAGTATAGACTTGCAGCATGCCCGATTCATTCGTGGCATAGAGATACTGCGACACCAAGCTGCCGATTTGCTCGCTTAACCGATTCGGCCCGAGTGGGATAATACTAATATCCCCGGTGAGTTCGTTCTTCTCCATGTGCGAGTGCGCGATGAACACTGTGTTCAGCGGAAGATTAGCCATCACTGCGACATTCTGGAGCACTTTACTCCCAATCGCAGGTGACCATTTACGCGCGTCCGAGAGCCACGAGGTGTTCTTCTCCGCGACGAGGGACATTAACGTGTCGCAGAGCGTAGTAACCGAGTCCATTACGAAGGTCTTCCACGGGCAACCGATGGTGACGAGGTAATTGATAGATTGGTAGTATTGCATGTATGCCTGCGAGTCGGCAATGGGTTCGAACTTCTCAGTCATCTGAAGTTTCCGATGCGAGGTGAAGTCAATCACGGTGACCTTGGGGAGGTCAGCGGTGGGCTTTTTACAGTATGTAATAAGTTCATCCGGTTTGATGAACACAAGGTCGGAGAACAGAACGTCGAGTTTAATCGCCGCGCGGTCGGTGGTCGGTGTCGAGGGGATGACATCGAGTCCGCCTTTATCGAACAAGAAGACGAGCATTGGCTTTGGGTAGGTGCCGACCACGGCAACGGTCTTGCCGGATTTAGGTGGGCCGATTCGGAGTTCGCGGATGTGTTTCATAGTCGTATTGTATCTTTTGTTTGTTTTTTATTTTTCATTTTTGTTTTTGGCACTTTAAGGACTCGCGTCCATGAGAGTTATTTCAGCGGCGACCACTCATTCCGCGTGAAAAGATCACTCGCAAGCATCTGCTGTCTGCTTTCTTCGGGCAGATAACAGATGTCATAATACGGGCACTTGCCATATAACGTACAAGCCTTTTTCTTCTGCGGCATAAACCCACGCGAGTAATGCCAGAAGAACTCCTCGACCAAGGCGATTGTATTCGTGCGCCACTCGTCAAGTTGCCCCGGACGGAGATACTCCTTATGCGACATGAAGCACTCGTCCCACCATGCGGGCCAGCCCTTTGTAGGTTTCCCAGGTTTTGCTTTGGTGCGTATGCCCCGGACGAAAAACCCCGCAACAGGCTTCTTTGTGAGTTCCTGAAACGCCCAACAGTAGCCCTCGAACTGCGGGGAGACTTTCATTTCGTCTGTTTTGGACTGGCCCAAAGTGGAGGCGGTCTTGAAGTCCCCGATGAATATCTGTCCGTCCCAGAGAACAGGAAGGTCGACGCGGCCGGTGTAGATAATCGACACACCATTAGGTAAGGTGCAAAGCGGCACCGAGAAGGACATTTCGGCCATCACCTTACCCTCGCTATCCACCATTAAGCTGAATGGTTCATGCTGGTAGCGCTGATTATACTGACCGATTATTTCCTGCGCGAGTTGCAGCGTCCGGTGGTCGTCTTCGGGCTGGGGATTTTGTGCAAAATGCGGGGCAAGCGCGTGGTCGAAGATGTCTTGTTCGTCCAATACAGTGGGAGGCTCGTTTTTGAAATGCGTATAACGATATTCCAGCGCACAATGTACCGCGGAACCAAAGTTCAGCGCGGGCTTGTCACCGGCCCAGATGCGCTTGTAAAGGTCGTTGTATTCGGTTCTGCGCGGGCAGGTGATGAAGTGTTCGAGAAAAGAGTTGTCGATTTCCAAGCAGCCGTTTTTTAACGGCAGTGGCGGCAACGGTGCGCGATGAAAAGTGCTCATAGCAAGTCCTCTAGGCCGGTGGTGATAGCGTCGGTTTTGTCTTGTCCTTCACCGGATTCAGCACCGACGCCGGCGCGCCACGAAGCAAAGTTCGTGCGCATATTACGTATTCTTGCTAGGTGTGATCTTTTTTCCTGCTCGGACATTTCGCGCACTGGTTTTGGGCACAGGCCCAGCAGGGGTGCTTCCGATAGGAACGATGCTTTCGCGACCGTCGGTGACGTGGATGTTATTAAGGAAGTCGCAGTATTCGCGACACTGGGTGACTGTGGTGATTCCATGTGATTTTAGTTGTGTTTGGAGTTTTACGAGCAATATATTAATGGTGGTCTGCATCATCCCTTTAACGGGGTTAATGCTACGAAAGAAGTTAAGATCATCCTTGGGCATGTCGACTTGCACACGTCCGTGGGTGAGTGGGTTATACGCACCGGAGAGTTCCAGTGGGTTGCGGAAACGTGCGATGGGGCTGGCGGCAGTGGCAGCGATGGCACTGGGGCTAGTCGCAGTTTCGGATGTCGGCTGCGGTGTTGTGTTCAATGGTTCGATCATAATTTTGTTTTAACAGCAATGCTGCGTTTTTGAATGTTTCAGCCGTGGTGCCTGTGCGGCAGGTTTGGTTCTGGCAACGGGAACAATAGATGTGTTTAATATGTAGCAGGTCAATGGTGATGAGTTTTGCACCGCAGTTCGGGCACGTGTGATTAAAGGACTCCAGCAATGCCTGTTGCGGGGTCGAGGTCGATGGAGACGTCGTATTTGAGTTCATATTGGTGTTTGGTTTGTTCGGAAAAGCCGGTGCACTTGAGTTCAGCTGCGAGGAGTCGCAGTGTAGCGAGTTTGCAGATAAGGTCGCACTCGGCGTCGGTATCGAGGCGCAACAGCGGCGACGCTGACGGAGCGAAAGACGAACCGAGTCTTGCGGGAGAGTTAAGAATCGCCGCATCGGGGCGACGGAGTTCCGCACGGTCGCCGATACGAAGTAGGCCGTTTTCTTTCGTCATCGAGACGGCGATGGAGTTAACGCAAGCAAGGAAGCGCTCACGGTCGATTAACTGCGTAGTCCAGTTATAGCGTTCGTGCGAACGCAGCGCGTCACGAAAGCGACACGCAAAGGTATCGGGCGAGAGTGAGTAGTTAAGCGACGGTGAGAAGGTAATTACACCTGGGTAGGCTTTGATTACCTGTGCGATGATGGGTTCGTAAGTGCGAAACGCACGTTCGCGGAAGCGACAGGGGATTTGGGTTTGGTCTAGTGTGGACATGGTTAATAATAGGGATAGGAGTTTAGTTCTTTTATAGAACGGGACAAATTTGGGGAGATTGGTTATTATGTGGTGGCGCGGTCAGTTCCGCTATCGCGGTTGACGGTATTAGTCCCGCTTGGCTCATCTTGGTATGTTAGGGCGCGTTGCGCGAGTCCACTGGTCGGCCATAGCTTCAGCTATTCCGGTGTAGGTTATCGAACGCAGCTTTGCCCGAAGTTCAGGATGTTTCAGCGATGGGCCGAGCTTGTTTTGGCCGCTCGCGGTTTGATTGTCCCAGCGGATTCGCGGCGCGTTGTGTGACAGCGACGTTCGCTTTCCATTTTTATCCAGCTTGCCCCATTCCGGGTGCAGCACTTTTGTCGGCGTCAGTTTTGGCAGGCCGCGAAGCCAGAGGCACGTTGCTTTGCTGTCTGGGTGTCCGAACATCCATGGTTGGACGATTTGGTCGGGCTTGCGATATATCCCCGACATGATTCCCACGGGATTTTCGATGGCGAGCCGTGCGACCGGCGCATTGACCATCGCCATGAAGAAGTCCACGCCTTGCTGCTGCCGACCATCGGATTTCTTTGCGGCGAAGTATCGCGCCCCGCTGCTGCACAGGTGAGTGCATGGAGGGTGAGCTATCACGATGTCCCAGCTTTCATGCAGGATGTCGCGCACGTCGCCCTGGAAGTGTTGGCCTTTAGATTCAGTCGGCAGAATGTCACACGACCACGCATCCCACCCGCGAGCAGCGAAGGCGTCACGAACTTTTCCCGAAAATTCACACGCCACCAAAACGCGCCCTAACAAGTCGCCGGAGCCAATGCGCGTTGGCGCTGTCAGTTCCGCTACGCGGTTCACGGTTTCCGGTCGGCTGTGGCTCAGCTTCATACGTTAGCTGCACCAGTCCTCAATGAACGCCGACACGTTTTTCTCATCGAACGCTTGCCGACTTGCCCACCCGTTCACTTCGGCGGGTATTCCCTTTTTGTCCAGCCACGTCCTATATTTTCCAAGCCAGTCTGTGAGCATCGAACCGCCG